GGTTTTCAAGATACCAGATGATAACAGTATAAAGACTCTCAAAGATACACTAGCCGTCTTTCTGAATACATTGCCAATATTCTTAACACTTTCAGAGATTCGAAAGGACCAGGATATAATTATACCAGACCAGAAAGTAGAAGCGTTTGATGCACTCGGATTTGCTGAAGAGAACATATCCAATGGAGAACTTGGGTTTGTAAAAGCATACTCTAATGAGTATGCTAAATATAATACTGAAGATGCTGCCAGAGTTTGGTATGCATTGGCATATGATAAAGATCCAGATAGTGAGAAGGAAATTTTTGCAGATATGGATGCTAATGTACCACAATATCGTATAAATAAGGATGAGATAAAAAAATTCGTATCTGTCATAGATTCTGAAAAAAAGAAACTTCAAAATCAGGTTAAAAAGTACAATTCATTACTGAAAAAACCAAGGCTTGTTGTTATAACCACAGATAACTTTCAATATAAGAATACCATATACAAAGCTCCTCATTACATTGATGATTTTGACATGTTCAATAGGATTGATCTATCTCTTGATAATGATGCTACCTTCTCAACGGTGTCTGAATTCTACAAAATTAAGGATGGTTCCATTTTCAACCAGGACTGGATAACACATGGATTCTCGATAAGATATAGAAATAAGACTATACCAATAACAACAAATAGAAACGAACTTTGGTTCACGTTACCAGTCACAGTAGATAGACCAATAACATCACCTGATATTGTTAAGTTATTTCCAGATATCAAGTTACAATTCAGCAGTGAGAAGATTGACGCTCTAAAAATCGTATTCACAATGAAGAACACACTTAAGAATCCATTTGTTATGTATATATTTAAGGATATTGCAACTACAATCAAGACATTTTCAAAGTATATCACCGTTGATGAAAACAAATACGCTGGCAAGGTAAATAGACAAAGTTTTTATGGCGTATATGTTTCAGACATACATGTTGATATTGAGGATATACCTGATCAGATTATTAGTTTTAGTATATCGATTGATCAGAACAATAATTTTGTTGTGAAAATAAGGAGGGTTAGATTTTTAAAAGATAATGAATTCCGTTTGTATTACACATACAAGTTTCAACAAGTTATCTCAAATCTCTTACTAATATATGATCAGTATTATCAGGAAACAAAACGGATATATGATCAATATGACGTTATAGAAGAAAATGTTAAGAATCGTAAAGAAAGGTTGTTTGCACATGGATTCACGCGTAGGTGCAGTAAAGATAGATTACCAATTGTTCTACCTGAGAATGAAGCATTAAAAGCATTAGCAAACATGGATCAGGATGATCTTGAGAATAAACCTGAAAGATTCCCTATAGATAAGTTACCGTACAAGTACTACAAATGCCCAGGAGATACATACAAGTATTTTGGGTTACTTGCAAATGTAGTTCCATATGCTCCGTGTTGTTTCAAGTCGAAACGACGCGCAGTTGAATATGAAGCAGGTAAGCAACCAGAGAGAAGGGAACTTAGGGGATATGTTATCATAACAGAAAAGCGTGTTAAGAAGGGACAAACAGGTGTTATAAATAATAAATTCATAGAGTCACTGTCGCCAACCTCCAAATTTGAACGCCAAGGTGTCGAATTTGGACCAGATAGTTTTCTAAGTTGTATTGCACTTGCAACAGGAAAGAATATTGACAGGAGTTCATTGTCTAAGATTAGCACTGACGTATTTAATGTGGCTAGACAAGAATTATATGACCTTGAGACACCTGAGATAAAAAGAAGGCTGTGCACAACTACAGAATATATTGATCCTAGATTATATATACGACTATTTGAACATATATTTGATTGTAAGATATACGTGTTTAGTAAAGTATATTACGAAGATAAGAAATGGAAACAGAGATCCAGTGATATTAACGGCTATGGTGAGGTTATAGAACTAGTTATACCAAGGCATACTCAAATGTGCTGCAGATATAGATCAAATAAGAAATTAGTTTTGATCTATGAACATCTTGGTAGTAGAGATGAGGGAAAGTTTGTCGAGGTACCACATTGTGAACTCATAACTGGTCTTGATGAAAGCGATAATAACGTAACGAGAATAATGGATGATATGTATACTACCATTGTTCAGAGACAAGATGATATTTATATTGGGGATATGATTAAAAATAGAATAACAGGTCAGATAATAGATTCTTTTGGGAAAATGCGTGTTGTTCAAGTGGATAATGGCGATCTGATACCTATACTACCATGTGCACCTATTAATGTATCAGAGATATTGATACCAGAATCATCAGCGAGATTGACAAGATATAACACAAATAAAAAGCTTGCGACATGTTTGAAGAGCTATTTTTATTGGTTATTTTCACAGAATCTTGATCTAACAAATGGTAAGAATATCGATAAGTTGGTATCTGAGTTTTGTGATAAGAATGTGACTATGGCAGGTGAGTCCTACCAATATAATATACCTCCAGTAACACATACAAAATCATACAGTAGTATGATTAGAGGTGATAACATTATTGTTAACTCGAGAGAACTCCTTGATAAGTTAAAATATGTATTGAGTTTCGATCTCCAATTTAAGTCGAGATATATTATTGATTATAAAAATTTCCATAACATTCAAGGTTATTATCAAAGTATTTATGATTTTGATGCGAGAAGTGGGCAATCTCTGGGTAACGTCATGTATCCAAGTATAAACGAACGTGACTCATATACAATAAATTATACCATAGATCCAACTAGTGACACGTTTTTTTTTAAGAACAAGTATATTGACGATACAAATAATATATATGTTGCTAAACAGCTTCCAATACCTATCAACATGGACGATCTTGTGACAGAGCTCAATATCATATATCTATATCAGAACTACTCAAATATTAAAGTATTTCATAATGGAGGTGATACAAAGTACGTTATATATAAGATTAATAACATATTAAGAGGTGTTAGGCTAACATTGTTTCAACGTGGAACCAAATCAATAGATGATACTGAAAAGATATTCAGTAGTATTGAATATGTAGAAGAACACCTTGAAATCGACGAACCGAAATACTCTGGGATCCAAAGACCGCTTCGTAACACTGGTGTACTATGTCACTTCTTATCTCTGATACATCTACTTGCATATATAACTGATAACTCTATGTTTAGCACAGAGTTATCAAAAGCTCTTTCATACGTTAGAAATGAAGCTTCATTTTCATCTGCAGATTATCGTAACATATCAAAAACATGTGATATTGGAGTTATGGAGGATCCTGTTATTGATTTGCAAAAACTATATTCTAATGATAGCATCACAAAACAATTGGTAACCAAAAATAAGGCTGAACCTGAGGGATGCGGGTTTGTCGACGACTTAACATTCGCACATACATTATCAATATCGACATTTCCATCAGAAGCAACCACGATGTCAGATCTAATAGACAACTATGGACTCAAGGTAGAGATTGGTAGTATCAAGGTGAAAAATTGTTACAATATCATACAAATAAGAGATATACCATTAGACAGGTACTTGATAATTAGTATGGAACGTGGAAATAGGAAACCAAAAACAAGGGTACCAGTATCAATCACAAAACAAATAAGATTGGATATTGATGGTAAGAAACATCTAATGGTTCCAAGAGCTATTGTTATCCATTCAGCTCCAAACAAACATTACATTGCTATCGTCCACAATATTATAGATTCAAAATGGTATCTGTACAATGACTATAGAAAACCTATCGAAATACCCAATGTTATGGATTACGACGAAGCTGGTCTTGTGGTACTGAACAAGACAGATCTGAGTAAGTTAACACCAATAGCTTCTGGAATAAATGTGGAGAAAGATGCAACAATGGTATTATATGAAACTACATCTATAACAGAGAGTGATATTGAAAAAGTAGAAGAAGACGAAGATATTGATAGCGATTTCTCACTGTAATTGTAGGTGCTGTTTTATATCCATTCCATAGTATCTCTTTACCAACAATCGCATGATCCCGGTATCAATTATTAATCTATTATCTGTAGATGTCGTGTTTGCATTTTCGTTTCTAACCTTGATATAGACAACATCGTTATCTATATCATCAATAACAGTTTGGAGCTTATTTGTATCTGTAGTTATTATATCAAAAATATCCCGCCTATGAACTATGTCCATTATTTTATATCCTCCAATGTACCATAATTCTCTACCTATGACAATATCATCGTACGTTTCACACCTGCCATTTAATATACAGTTATCTCTACATAAGAATTTAGCACAATCCATACTGAGAATGATTAAACAACCTGATCCGTAATATTGTTTTCCGTCTTCAGTTAGACTCCAGCTTAATGCTGGAGAACAATACAACTCCTTCCTTGGTAACGACTCTAGAAATGAAATAAATTTATCAAGTATAAAGAACGACGATAGGTTTGTTCGTATGAAAAAGTCATAATTATCAAGGTTAAATAGTCTCATGGCATGAATCGTCTTGTCAAGTATACCTGGTATGAATGATTCATTTCCTTTCAGATATAAGAAGTCATCAACAAACTTATGATTGTTGACGTTATTCACCCAGATAGGATCTGTATCCGGTTTGTATTGTATGAAGTAATACTCTATTGATTTACAGAATGGTAAATATGAACGCAAAATTGTTGTGAAGTTCCTATACAGAACAAACCAATCTGTAGCTATTATTAACATTAATATCTTCATTTATTTATTTAATGTCAGTACTTTAAACGTCGTTAGGCTTAAAGTACTTATTTGTATACAGATGATCGTTAGATATTTTCCACATAACTGTATAACAGATCAATATCAATATCATGTTCTTCAATGAAATCTAAAAACTCACCTGTTGGTAGAGATGAAACTATTTCGTATACCTTTGCAAACTCAAATTTCGAACACTCCTTATCAGACAAGATAGCGTATAACCTACCTCGGATCTCGAACGGAATCTGCATGTACATATTCTCAATTCTTTCAATAAAATCAACATCAATATAAACAAGAGTATGAAGAATACCAGCGTGGTAACACATATCGAAGGAACTGCACTTGTCAAGTACCTTTAGAATAGTTTCGTATGAAATGTTGAGCTGACATATAAACTCAAAAACAATATACCATATATCTCTGTCAATTTTTTCAAGAGCCTCTATGAATTCGCACACTTGTTCAGGACCAAGATATAACATCATAACAGCGCTCAGAAAAAATGGTATGTCGTCTTGCGATGGAAGTTTTGAGATTGCACCATGCAGCCTCTTTACATGTTCTATATCGTAATTTTTTTGTCTGACGATTTTGCAAAACTCAACATCACTCATTATTTCTGTTGGAATATTACGATACACGTTCAATATATCAATGAGAGACTCATAATCCTGTTTTGTATAAGCGATATTCATGGTTGCCATAACACTTATTGTTGGTCCTGAAATCATACGTAGCCTTGAGAATATGCGTTCGATCTCATTCATTGGTATCCTTTTATCAGTATTTTCACATCCATAATAGTTAGTCAGAAACCTCTCAATAGCAGGGATAAAGTGGTGAAAGTTTTTTGTAATGTCAATTAATTGACGCATATCTCTAATATCAGTAAGTCCGAATATATTAACACACCCCCAATATGATTTAGGATAAGGTATTCGTAATCTTGTTGTTTGTTGGATGTTCTGCATAACTCTAACACATTCTACGATCTCGTAGTCAGTAAGAGAAGCACGTTTCACATTTCTTTCAATAGTTGGTATAATATATGAAGGAGTATGTTCCAGAAGATATACCGTTTCCTCATACGTTAATTTTGTCAATACAAATGCATGTAGAATACGATCAAGAACATTCGAATGTTGGTTATGAGTATGATTGTATATCTTTCTCATCATTCTAAATACATATGCCATATTATTTCCATAGTATACGTTAATATACTCAAATATAGCATTTGTCATGTTAGGCCAAGATACGTTTACGAATTTACGAATATCATCCATACATAGATGGTGCATTAATGCTAGTTTAATAATATTCGCACTTATAGATCGTCTATTGTACACAAGTCCAAGAAGCTCGATTCTATCATCAACCACACATCTAGATTCATTACAATACTGCAAGAAATAAGACGATGTATCTGGTTCCATACAACTATTAATAACAATATCACCTCCAGATTCGCATAATCTTGCGATCGATGAATAGTCTCTCCTTGAAGAGATACATACATCCGTAAATATTTTTCTTAAAAGACTCATCTTTTTAATAATCACATCTGATCGTAGTGCATGTTTCTTATATTGCATATTCTCAATGGCATTTACGATATTCTGAATGAAAGGAATGTTACGTATATTTACGGCTGTTAAAATAACGAGTGTACGTGGATCAAGCCACTCGTATCTCGATGGAAATGTTGAGAATGTGTACTTAATACTACTAACATAACCAGATATATATCGTAACTGGTCAATAGATACACCAAGTACAGCTAAAAATACAAGTGCATTTTCAAGTTCAAGAAACTCGTCTGCGTGTTGTGCATACCTAATAGCCTTGGTATGTTCGTCATTCTTGGTTTCTGAAAAAAAAAGGTGCAATACAATGTGTTGGTAATCGATAGTAGGATTATATTGCTCAGTCTCTCCATAGTATGATTTTTTGTATTCGTAGAAAAAATTGTTAAACATCTTTCTATACTCTCTAGATATAGATGTAATATCAATTATATCTCTAAACATGACCTTCTTTTTTGTGTGTATAGTTTCAAAACTGGTTACAGGTCTATCAATATCATAGCTGATATTATCAAGCATAAAAAATTTGTCAAGGTTATATAACTTATTCAGTATGATTTGGATAGTTTTTTTGTCAAGGTGCATACTTAGTGATGAGTTTGGCCTTGGAATCTTGGTACACAGATGCCTGCACAATGGACATTGATACTTTTCCAAGCAATTATATTCTGTTGTGTTTTTAAGGTATTCCATGAAGCATGGATAGTGAAAGAGATGACCACACTCTATTATGGTCTCTTCGATTTTGTCAATGTCAGTCATACATATAACACATGACGTTGATGGCGTTGTTGACGTTGATGGCGTTGATGGCGTTGATGTGACACAATGATTATCACAATTCATTCTACTAATTGTGATATAACTTTAGATATCTTAACTTTCATTTTTATTATACACCTGAATGACTTGTTCAGAATTACTCCAACGTGTAACGTCTCTATAGTATCTAAGCCTATCTATTTCTAATCTAACTGCATAATCTACCTTGTTGTATATTTCATTTAGTTTTTCATAGTCGAGAGTATTACATACCTTTATATCATCGCAATCTAACTCGAGACTATCAAAGTCGGCATCAATACCATAATCAATGACATCCCATGTTCGAAATACATTATACCTTAACGAAACAAGCGAGCTCTGACAATCAACAAACAAGGCATGAACGTAGTAATCAGTACAACAAACACACTGTCTCTTTACCTGAACGAAATAATCAACAATATTTCCATGTTCAGATAGTCTCTGTTTCAATGTTGTCATTTGTTTCGTATGGAATCCCATACTTTAAGACACATGCAATCCCACCAAGTCCAGTTAATTGCCTAGCGTCAGGTAACACATCAGTGATAATACAGATCTTACACCCTACTATAGATGCTAGATCAATTATGTCCTTTGACGAATCAGAACTGCATATTCCTATTAGCACCAAGTCACATGATGCCATACTCAAACACCGTATGACTTCATCTCTACCGAGGCTATAATATACCAGAAACTCAGAACTCTTATTAATCGCAGACATCAATCTATCAAGGGCACGTTTTTCCTCTTCAAGATGGTAGTTTATGTTTTCGACCTGAGTTTTAAGTATACATTCATTTAGACCATTATATGAACCTGTTGAAACATCATATACGCCAAATACAGAATTCTTAATTATTGGTGAAAGTGTATCTGACGATAAGACCTCTCTTTTACGATCAGCAGGACCGGCTACGAAAAGTCCTTTATATTTGAACTTGGATGATTGTATAAGTTTTTCATTCATTATTTCAGCTATACGTTTTACAATACATGCCCTTGCTTCCAAACACAATCTACTATATCGTACCGAACTCTGACCACCACGCCTTGTCTTACCTGGAATGTGACCAGTTACTCCACATACGTGTTTTATACTTTGACCCATTTGTGCATATAAATCCATTTGATCACCTGTTATTATAGCATATGCATATATATCACTATCGTTTTGAATACTACATAGAGATTCATATAAATCTAACCAATATGTCTTATCACATCTATAATACATATTTTCGATAGGTCTTTCAGGTATAAGAATGGTTGTATCTGACAATCCGCTAAATATAGCATACCCATTACTGTTCGGCTTGAGTATACCTACATTCGCGCTTATAGATCTCAACGCATCACAAACACCTTTACGCGTTTGAGAACTTTTTATATTTTTGCAGGTTCCGAGTTCCTGGCTAAATAAACTGTTGGATTTTCATAACGTGTGCAGACGGTACATATAGAGATATGAGTGTTGTTGACCTGGAAATCGTATTTTTGAGTTTTACCAAGTTATCCATTTATTAGTACTATTAATTCTTTTAAACAAGAGAATGTTTTATAAATGGGTATTAAACGATCTAAATCCATCGTGTATGAATTATTATGCAAATATACAAAATATACGACATACCTTACATATAAAATCTATTGTTCAGAGTTATGTCACATGTTTCCATTTTACAAACCTCTAGATAATGATATGCTTAAGGGAGCTAAAGAAGCTGCAAAATTTGGTATTGAGACATATTGTGTATGTGTAGGAATAAAAGGGGGTAAAGGTCATAAAAGAGCTATGTATAAAGCCTCTATATGCATGTATCTCAATATGATTTGGAATACGACATCGTGGGATATTGGTACCATTACACCAGATGATCTTTTTACACATGTTTATGGTTCTCTTGCATCTATATTCGCGAAAGAAGCTCTTCAGTGCTATAATGAAAATCCAATATGGGGTCGCACCGGATACCCTGACAATGGATATATATCAGATATTATACTATCATTTGTTTAAGTATAAAGTTTAAACTAAAAATGATTATTTAATGATTAATATCCATAATTATTAACTATTCGAAATGCAAAACTCAAAGCTTGACTTTGAGTTTCTGGATACCACACAGTCACTGTGTGGTACCATCTACGAGAACGTCGTCCAGCCCTACATTGGCGAATGGTCAATCGAGACCTTTGCCGAACAGTTTCTGAGACACGTCAACGAATCAGGTAAAACTGAAGGTGAGTTATATGTACATCTATCTATGTATGATAATGCAGTTAATACTATAGATACAATATCATATAAACATTCAACCGAATATGCTTTTTATGAAAGTGCATTCGAACTCACATTCAAGAAGTTTAGTGCACTCACGATAGTATTAACTTGTGATGGTAGTAATAAGGAAGAATACAAGTATGACGATCGCATGATATATGTTGGATCTGACTATGCATCTGATCACATAACAGACTTAACAATTATGTAATAATACTATTATATAATTGATTTTTATAGATGAAAACCCATCTATAAAAATATAAACCCAAAACTCTACTTACCAGCAAGTTTGAACTTGTACGCCTGTATCATCATAATAACATCAGCATAATCATCTTTCTTAGCCTTGAACAATGCCAAGTTTTCATAGTCCTGCCTAGCTAATAATATGTTACTTGCTTCGTTCACAGTCCATGCCTTTCTTTGTGGTTTGGTCATCTTTTCGTTATCGAATGTCTTGGTCTTGTGCCTGGCAGCAAATATCTTTACCCTCGTTTTTGTATCTTCCAATAGATACAAAAGAATACCTTGTATATGATGTTCAAGATGAATACAGTCAGAGTTCTGCACGTTTCTAAATTTGTATTGATGTTCAATAAGAATAACATCACACTCTTTTAGCTTATCAATAATACTAACAAGGTAACGTGTAGCAGCAATAAGGATCGAGTCTGTTATCTTCTTACCTATTGCACCTGGTGCAAGATCAAGTTTGTTTAAATAAGTTAACGTACCTTCAGAGTACACAGAATTCTCAAGTCCAATATCCTTCTTTGATTTTAATATGGTTTCCAGATCGAACTTTTCAATGGCGACTGCAAAATTTTTTATACCCAAGTCCATTGCACATACAACAATATTAACACTGTCATTCGTATTCATTTATTATTGGTGTTTCATATTGATTCAATTCATTTTGATATCTTGCTGCAATGTGCTCAACAAGCCACTCGTCATTGACAGTAGTTTACCAGTATCAAGTTGACCACTGCTTATTCCAGTGTTCATATCGCTTATCAAGTTTGTTAGGATACCAGAATTCATTATATATCCCATTGCTTGGTTTGGATCTAGGTTAGCCATTGTATTGGGATCAATACTGGACTCAATCTTTTTCATAACATTCTTCATGAAGTTTTGTTCATTTTCACAACTCTTTCCTCCTTTCTCTCGTCCCTTGGTACCTTCAAGAAGGGATTTAATAACATGTATGTGTTTCCAGATTGAAGTTTGAATATCCAGTTCTGACAATAACATCAAATTCTTTATATCAATATATACCTTATCACTGTACTTGATAGGCGTGTCTTTTAACAAGGACACATCTCGTGTTTTGATCGCATCTGAATTTATTGACAACCAAGTTTTGAATGCTATTATATGCTTACGGATAGGTTCAACGTGAACTACTTTTGTTTTCACAACAAGTTTCTGGTATAAAAATAGGGGTGGATTATCATCACCATACAAATTAGATAGTTCGGAAACAAACGTGGTTATAGCCTTGAAAATAACAAGATCGGTACTTTCACTAACATCACGAGATTCAGGTACTGTAAGTGTATCCATTTTGTGGTTATAGCTTAGTCTTTAAATAAAGACCAGTATTTTTAAGTCCAATATACATTTGTAGCATCATTCTTCTATATGAAGTGTGCTTGTGTGTTTTAAGCCAGTTCGATATGCGAGTATAACCATTTGCATATGCTAGTTCTGATGCCCAATTGCTACATCCTTCTGGTCGATTTCCATATAGCCATTCAACAATTTCAAAGTGTCCATTAGCTGCTGCTAGATCCATTGCCCAGTAAGTACATCCTTCCGTTCTATTATGATGAAGCCATTTAACAATATCAAAGTATCCTCTAGCTGCTGCAAAATCCATGGCATCAGTTGTACATAATTCGTTTGTATGCATATGTAACCACTGTAGCATAGGCATATAACCGCATTTTGCAGCAATATCCATTACTTTGAGTGATGTATCTGTGTGAAGGTTGTTTTTATACAGCCATTTAATAATATGAAGGTGATTATTCTGAGCTGCCCAGTATTTTGCATCTGTAGTACATCCTTCAGGTTTGTGTGTATGGAACCATTCTAGAATATGAAGATGTCCATTTTTTGCAGCTATATCAATTGTTCGTCTATCATATCCACTTATATTATTTTTGTGGAGCCATTCTATAACCTCAATATGACCGTGTTCGGATGCTATGTTCCAACATTTATTCATGTCATATTTGAGATTATATTGGTAGGCTAACACGTATATGTCTCCTCTTATTGTAGCGTGTTCGACACCCTCATCCCATACTTGAATAATATCATCTGCAAGTGTTTCTAAAGACGGAAACGATGTTATAAGAGAATACATTTATATGAACCTCGTTAGACTTTAAAATCAAATTTAAAGGTATATTCAAACTCGATATATGTATTTCATTGACGAACCAAGTATATGTTATATTCAGACACATATTCCAAATCTGAATATAACCACACGTATCAACTGTATGAATATCAAAATGTATTATGTAACATTCAAAGATAACAGTTCATTAACCAATTCTGAATGCATCTTCAAAATTAATTTTTCAAATATGTCACCAGTATTCAGACAATGTTTATTCAACCTATTTTTTTATAAAGCAATTAAGTCATGGTTCAATGATGAGGAATGTATTACCGACTATATTGGAAAATTATATGTGAAAGGCATGAAGTTTTATTGGTCGCATCTCAATAATTACGAGTATCACGACAGGTTCTGTAAAATGTGCAAAAAAGAAGATCGGTGTATCTGTATGATTGATAACAAATTAAATAATTTCATAAGAGCATGTGGCATTGAGAATACAATGTATGGTGATGGAGAATTTGGAAGTGGGCTGTACGATCCACTCATATCAATGGTTAAAGAATACGAATGCTTATTTGAATATAACAATGTAAACGTTTTGTACCTATATAAAAAGTTCAATCAATTTTTAGATATAGGATGTACACCCTTTCATTCAGATAAGACATGCGCGTGGTATAGTTCTGGTTCATTTGTAAATGGGATAATCTCATATGTCAACTTCAGATATAAGTACACCTTGAAAGAGATACGAAAAACTAGTATGAATATCATGTTGAGATATAATGAACCAATGGAAAATTACAAGATAATTTCAAGAAGGAAAAATATGGCTATTCTTAGACTTGTTTTTCATATTGTCAATACATTTAGAAATATGGGATACATCAAACCAATTAAAAAGACAATATTGATACTAGAGAAACAATTTCGCACAGCAAAATGGTACTAAGTTTACATTTACATTTGTAAATGTAAACAAGATCAAAGAAACTTCTTTATGGAACAACACCATAAACATAAGTACCTTTCAAGTCATCTTAAGAAACGCCCCTATCTCTGGATGACCAGTCCATAGCATCAGTAGTGCACCTGTATCCGTGTTCGTGTAACCACACCACAACGTGAAGATGTCCATTATAAGCAGCCCAATCCATCGTCTTTGGCGTATTTGAACATACTCTTTTGTGTTCGTGTATCCATTTCACAAGTTCTAAATGCCCATGTTCGGCAGCTATCATAATAATCATAAATCTATGATTATAAAAGATACCATTATCATAGAGCCACTTTATAATTTCAAGACTACCCTCTTTAGCTGCTGATTCCCAATACCGAACAACGTCACCATGCCTATACATATGTACCAGTTGAAGTAAATATGTATCATCATTAGCTACAATATGTTTTTTGGACATGTGATATGCAATATACACGTCAAGGTCACGTAACGTTTGATACTTGGAAACAAGATCAATAAGAAGCTTCATTCATTCAATGTAATTATGATCGTTGGTAATTCATTTTGTTTATCTGTCAAATGAACCTGGAACCACCTTTTGAGCTAATCTATAATCAGTATTAATATAGTCTGTCTTCGAGTGACCTGTACGTGAAGTGAAAGCTGAAACAAGTGGTGTGTTTCTATCTAGAGTAATATCAACATTTTGAAGAGTATGATTTCTATTGATATGAACAGGTGCAGTAACATTGTACGAATGTAATGGATCTTGTACCTTAACTTTACCTGTAAATTCTCCAAGGACTGTGACACCTTGTTTCGCAACTGGAGCATATACAGACATGAATGTCTTGTCGTGAATGTTTGGTACATTATCATACGATTGTAGTTCTGGGTTGCGTGTTTGAGATGTATTACTATACACTGTGTAATATTTAACATCTTGTACCTGGTTCATAGAGGTAGGATTTACCTTATTTGATGCATCTGTTGAATCAATAGTACCAATATTAGATGATACTGAATAATATTCTCCATTTTTTATGATATTTTTAATATCGTATGGCTCTTCAGCAGAGGTTTGAATGGCGAAGCTGGCTGTTGGTCTTATCGGAACATTTATAGTTTCATCTTTAACCTGACAAGATGGTGTGAAATTACAATTTGGTAAGTGCTTAGAGTAGTCTGTGGCATTAGATGCGTTCATATATTCTATATGTGTTAAATCTTTAGTTTGTCTTGAAGGTGTAAAGTCGCATTTAGAGTTCTTTGAGAAATCAGGTAACTCTGGATTCGTATATGCGTATGTCCACATGCGAGGCAATCTTGAAAGTGGTACTAAATCCTCGAGCCTAAGTGCAGGTGGTCTGAATGCACCATCTCTTGCAACTCTGTATGGATAATATGATTGACGATTTGTTCCAATAATAGTACTTGCTTGAGATGTGTTTGCGTAATTTGAGTAATTTACCTTAACCATGGGATCAATGCCTCTACTATATACTGATATAGCATCGTTTGCTCTATCGCAGCTTGCGTCAATCTCATTCGTGATTAATTGAGTATCACCAACCTTGTCTATCCTCCTTGTGAAGATACCCTTTGGAGGATCCTTTAGAATGTTCTGAAGAAACGTTTTCTCAATGCATGGTAGAGTGAGTCTTTCCAGCTTGGGGTATGATATCATCTTTATTTAGAAATAACATTTGTCCAATGATCGAAATAATTTGAGAAGCATATTGTTGTGATACTTGTGTTTTTTTGACAAGGGATTTTAGTTTAGCTGCACGCCATCGTTGCGTTTGGTACAATAGTTCCATAGGTATCGAATCTTTCATACTGTAATAAATGCAACGGAATCACATTAGAATTCAATTGTTTCACATACGTATGTTGGAAAAACCCCTACATTGGTGCAACTGAAACATGGTCAAGTAGAACACTTGAGTGCAAATGGCAAATTCTAATATCACGAGTCATTTCTTGAATTTAACAATACGTGCTTAAATTAATATATCTGACATTGGGCCAAAAATAATCTTAAAGGAGAAAGACACTTAAAGAAAAGTTGGAATTCATAAAGATGCCTAAACAATCAAAAGAAACTTCTGTCGAGTCGAAAAAATCTACCAAATCAAAGGAGGAGAAGCCCAAGACTGTAAAGATCAAAAGTGAACCCAAAGTTGAAAAGCCAGAATCTCCTAAGGTTGAAAAGGAAGAGGAGAAACTTGAGAAGGAAAAGAAGCCAAGAGAGAAGAAGCCACGTAGAATCGTTACTAAGGAGGCTGTTAATGAGTCCCTCGATCATATCATCGAGAATGCAAGCACTCTCGAGGGTAAGACTGCCAGATCGATTGTCAAGGAGCTCAAGACCTTGAGAAGTGATCTTAAGAAAATCGTTAAGAAGGGAAGTGGTGAGAAGAAACGCGACGTTACAAATTCTGGTTTCTATAAGGAGGTTAAGATCTCTGATGATCTTGCCAAGTTCATGGAATCCAAACCTGGTGATCTCAAGTCACGAGTTGATGTAACCAGATTTATCTGTACCTATATCAAGGACAAGAAGCTTCAGGATGACGATAACAAAAAGGTTATCGTTCCCGACGAGCAGCTTAAGAAGCTTTTGAAGCATGATATCAAGGCTGACGGACCACTTACATTCCCTGGTATTCAAAAGCTTATTCAAAAGCATTTTCCCAAGACAATCAAACCCAAAGCCTAAATAATCAATTCCCGCATTTGCTTTAATGATATAATGTAATTACATTATATCATATTAATATATCAATCCTGCCTTATTCTCTTACCAAACTTTTCAGCGTCTAATAAAACAACGTCAAAATCTTCTTCTCTATCGATTCTTCTAAAAAACTCCACGAGATCGTCCTCTGTCACACCACCCTTGCCTCTCACTCCACGTAAAGCATATTTAATCTTATCCTTGTATAGTTTCTTTGACTCTGGTCTAAGTTTTATAGTTTTTAGAATGTTTTCCATTGGAACACCTTTTTCACGCATTTGTATATACTTTTTAACCTCTTGTTGCTTTGTAGAACCAAGAGCTTCTCTGATTTGCGTTTGCTCGTGTTCAGAGACTGGTATAGCAATTGGAGGAACTCGTGATGGTGGTTTGTAAGATATTTTTGGTACATCTTTATATGCACCAGTAGGTATTGTTTTGATCTGCATATATTCTTTACGCTGAAGTGGCTTTGGGGACAATGTCATTGGAACTTTATCTACGGGAGGTGAAAAATCCATACTTATAGTTTTAGCCCTACGAGGAGACAATATCATGGGAACTTTATCTGCGAGAGGTGAAAAATCCATACTTAGTCTCATAGACTTTGGACTTGGTACACGAGGAGACCTTGTTAGTCTCATAGACTTTGGACTTGGTACACGAGGAGACCTTGTTAGTCTCATAGACTTTGGACTTAGTGACATCAACTTATTCTCTCGTGAAGGAGCTTTGAAACACATTTCATTCATTTCATCATATTCGCAATATGTACCATCACATTTACCATCATATGTCTTAATGATATCGCTTAATGACTTCTTAGGTGATTTTACAACCAATGTCTTTCCAATCTTACCACTCTTTAAAACACATCTACCAGTCTCTGGGTTACAAACTTTATCACTAGGGCACTTTCCACAATCTTTGGATTTCTTGGATGGAGGTGATTTCTTGGATGGAGGTGATTTCTTAGGTGGAGGTGATTTCTTAGGTGGAGATGACTTCTTAGGTGATTTCACAACCAATACCTTTCCAATCTTACCACTTTTTAAAACACATCTGCCAGTGTCTGGGTTACAAATCTTATCACTGGGGCATTTGATATCAGCACACTTACCCCTAGATTTAGGTTTAATAGGTGATTTCTTAGGTGATTTCTTAGGTGATTTCTTAGGTGATTTCTTAGGTGATTTCTTAGGTGATTTCTTAGGTGATTTCTTAGGTGATTTCGCAACTAGTGTCTTTCCAATCTTACCACTCTTCAAAACACACCTACCAGTATCTGGGTTACAAATCGTATCTCTGGAGCATTTTATATCAGCACATTTACCCTTAGACTTTGATTTCTTCATCTTGGATTCCATTTAT